GGCACATCGTTTCGTCCTGGTCGGACGATTCCAGAGGCCTGCCGTTCCGTATCCGAAAGGAGCAAGAACTGGTGTTCGACACCAAGGCATCGGTACTCCGACTACGTGTCATTGGCCTGACAACCAATGAGGCTGACCAAATCGTGAAGACTATCCAGAAATGGAGTGGTCCGAACGGAAGCGGCGAAGAATGGACCGTAGACCGTGTCAAGGCGATAAAGGTGGATTTACTCCACCATTACGCTGGACTTGCGCCGACGAAAAGCCATTCATGGATCCGTTACCGCCGTGATGGCACCCCTAAAGGTGCTTTCGCGCCCTTGTTCAAGCTACCTCGGAGTAAATTCCGAACTGCATGGAATGCGGTGATGGTGTATACCGGCTTGGTATACTTTGACCCAAAAGTCAAGGTCACCACCAGGCAATGGGCAAAGGCTGTTAACGCGATACGTCGCGAGCCTGTGTCAAGCTCTAAACTGATTGAAGGTTTAGAGATGGTCCATAGAAGTCCGTTTTACGTCTCGGTTAGATTGACCGAGTCGACTGGGAGTCCACTTGTGGACTATCACCCCAGTCCTACCCGTAGAGCGCCAAAAGGTTGGCGGACAGTGCCTGAGGAAGAGTCTGTGATAGACTCGCTGAGGCCGCTTATTCGAAAAACCTTCTGGACAATCCAAAATTGGGACATCCTTAGTGGCACATTGTCAGGACTTGAGAATTCCATTGTTCCTGACCTCGAGCTGAACATTGAGTTCGAGCGGAAGGCAGGGGGGGAACCCCTTGTCGAGTTGCCGGAGATGGGTCTGATAAGCCTAATCCAAGAGGCGGGGTACAAGCTCCGTTTCGTGGCGAACCCTTATCGGGTCTACCAGCAGGCGCTGCTACCTCTCAAGGTGGCTCTGTTTGATGCCCTGAAACGAGTGCCGAACGATTTCACGTTCGACCAAGTGGCGGCTATTCCGTTGATCCAGAAATGGCTCTCGGAGGGCTACCCAGCAGCTTCGATGGACCTGAGCAATTGCTCAGATAATCTTCCATTGGACCTGCAGCTCGAACTTCTTTCGAGGTTCGGGGTTAGCACTCGATGGCTCCAATTCTTCCGCGACTGCTGTCGCGGGGAGTGGTGGTGTTCACCACGCCCCCCGCAATGGGAGCTGCTGAAGTGGACAGTCGGTACTCCTTTGGGGTTAGGGCCAACATTTGCATCCTTCGCTCTGCTACACCATAGTATAGTGCAGGACTGCTTTTCGCAGCTAGCTATCCCGAAGGTTGATGGCATCTGGCCGTACGTCATTGTCGGTGATGATGTTGTCATCATGAACAAAGCGGTGGCGGTACTCTACCAGCACCGAATGCACGACCTTGGAGTCCCGATATCAGAGCACAAAACACTCTGGAGCGAGACGACCGCCGAGTTCATCGGTAGGGTTATCACGTCTAACAGCGTGGTACAAGGCTTCAAATGGAAGGGCCGGATGACCGACGATAACTTTGTCGAGTTTTGTCGGCAATTCGGTCCCAGGGCCTTAGCAGTGCTAAGTCCCCGCCAGAAGCGGGTAATCAGTTATATCGCTGACCTACCTGAGCCTTACGGCTTAGGATGGAACCCGTTTGGGATTCCGCTAAGTGAGCGTCTGACCCCACGCATTGAACGTGTGTGGTCCCGTGATGAACGGGTTAGGACGTTTATGAGGCGGTCCGCACGGAGCTATCGGCTTTTGTACATGAGTAGTGACAAAAGCGGCGAGCCCGTTCCCGGCCGTGAGGCCGATGCGGACTTCCTATCCTCCGACCAGGAGGATGAGAGACTGGTCCAGGAGTTCTGGCCCGGGTTTGCACTCGGGGAGGCTCTTTGGCCCAATTTGCCGGAGGTTGTTCCCTTGCGGGAGATACCACCGGATCTCTCTAAAATCTATGGTGACATGCTTCGACGCACCTCCTACGTGGAGACACGAAAGGAAGCTTCCACACTGGTCGTGTTGGAGCGCAAAGTGCGCAGGAGCCTAGCACGTAGCTAGAGTCCCTCCACTCACAAGAGTGTGAGGAATCACCGCGATAAGAAAGGCCCTTGAGTAAGGTCAG